ATGCATAACTGTCGTGATTGTAGAAATCCAATACACCACGGAGCTAAAAAATGTCACCACTGTGGAAGCTATCAGAACTGGATCCGTCACCTCAATACGTTTGCTCTGTTTACTGGCTTCTTTCTGACACTGCTTTCAATATGGACAATTCCATTTATTAATGGTGTTTTTCAATCTAAACAGGCAGAAATAGTTACCTCTATCATATCTGGCGAGTCAAATAAGCTTCATTTTATGATCGCCAATAACGGCAATCAGCCGGCAGCAATTACTTCTATTGAAATTGACAGCAAGATGAGTTTCGGGATAGGTACATGGTACCTCGACAATCAGCTTGATGGCACACTCCTTGAACCAGGGCAAGCTAAAGTACTTAATGCCTCAAACGGGGCACCTATACCTTCCCCTCTTCCCTATGAAATTCAAACGATTTTAAATTCCAAAGAAGATGTTCCAAAAAACTGTACTTTAGTCATCCAATACGTCGAACTTAATGGCAGCAACAAAACTTTTACTTATCCTTTTACGTGTTCGCCTGTCGAGGCAGCTCAATCCCATGGCGGCCTATCTGACCTTCAATAAATCGGCATAACGAGTTGTGTAGCGAGGTGAGAGCATGTCACGTTTCATCTGCCACTGCTGCTGTATGCCCTGCCCAGCAAAGTAGAGCGTGCCTTTCCCGTCTTTCGCGTTGAGATGATCGAGTACCTCCATCAACCTCTCGCTACCTGCCCGCGGCGAGTTCTCGTCGAACAGGTTGAGCTGGGCCACTCCCTGGCTAAAGAAGTCCCCAAGCATAATTCCGGCTTTCTGGTACCGGTGACCATCCTTCCAGATTTTGTCCAGGCACTTTACCGCGCCGTTGATTATGTCGCGGGAATCCTGTGTAGGGGTGAGAAGCTTCATTGACGCGCTATTACCGTAATACGGTTCATTCAGCGCAAAGGGAGAGGTTTTAACGAACGTCGAGATAAACCGGCAATACTGATGCTCACCGCGTAGCTTTTCAGCACCACGTGCCGCATAACTACAAATAGCCTGCCGCATCTGTTCGTACTCGGTGACGCGTTCGCCAAATGACCGACTGCATACGATTTCCTGCTTTGCTGGCGCAAACTCTTCCAGCTCAAGACAAGGCTCGCCGCGCAACTCCCGGACAGTTCGCTCCAGCACGACATTGAAGTGTTTGCGAATAATCCATGTGCTTTGTTCTGAGAGGTCCAGAGCCGTTTTAATGCCCATGGCGTTAAGCTTCTTACTGATGCGGCGGCCAACGCCCCAGACGTCCTCAACGGGTACTAGGGCAAGGAGTCGGCGCTGGCGATCAATGTTCGATAAATCAACTACTCCGCCGGTCTGCCGCTGCCATTTCTTTGCAGCGTGGTTGGCGAGTTTAGCAAGTGTTTTGGTCTGAGCAATCCCAACCCCGACGGTGAGGTGAGTCCGCTTCAGAACTGTTGCGCGGATCTCTTTGCCGAACTCGGTCAGGTCCCGGCAGTTGCGAACACCAGTAAGGTCGCAAAAAGCTTCATCGATGCTGTAGATTTCGACGCGAGGGCTGATTTCCTCCAGCGTCGTCATTACCCGGTTCGACATGTCAGCGTAAAGCTCGTAATTGCTGCTGAAGCAAACAACTCCAGCGCGCCGGAAAAGCTCTTTCTGCTTGAAGAATGGCTCGCCCATTGTAATTCCTACAGCCTTGGCCTCTGCAGATCTGGCAATTACGCAGCCGTCATTGTTCGACAGAACGACAACCGGCCGCCCCCTCAAATCAGGCCGAAACACCGTCTCGCATGATGCGTAGAACGAATTCACATCACAGAGCGCAAACATGGTCAGCTCGCAGATTTAACGATGAAGGTAACAACACCGAACACGTCAAGCGTGTCCTCACTGCCGACAATAATCGGCGAGTAAGCGCTGTTCATGGGAATAAGTTGGACGGTTGGGCGTAGCTGCAGGCGCTTAACTGTAAACTCACCTTCTACCGCTGCGATGACAATGTCACCATGCTCAGCTGTGCGCGAGCTGTCGACCACCAGCAGATCACCGTCGCTGATCCCGGCTTCGATCATAGAATCACCCGCGGCTTTGACGAAATATGTAGAGCTCGGGTGAGCGACAAGTAACTCATTGAGATCGATACGCTGTTCAACGTAATCAGCTGCGGGGCTCGGGAAACCACACTGTACTAAGTCACTGAAAAGCGGAAGAGCGATAATTTCTCGCAGTTCTGTTGGCCTGATGAATTCCATTGCACACACCTTAAATACTGTTTTTATATACAGTAGTTTCATTTGAGTATGTGCGCAATACTGAGGCTCTGTCATGAATGATTAAAGCTTCGCCGTTTCGTTTCTAAGTTTCTATGTCGCTTCGAATTATGAGTTTTGTAAATTTTGTGACTGTAACTCTATGTGAGCAATTTTAAGCCGGTTTTGAAACGGGGAATTTTTTATAAAGTGTACATACTGCCACGTCATAAATTATCGCTACCTGATTCCTGTCAACGCCGTTCGCTATCAGTCGGCCTGCCTGCGCCCATTGTTCCTGGGTAAGTTTCGGACGCCTGCCGCCGATTCGCCCTTTCTCCCGAGCTGCGGCTAACCCAGCGCGAGTGCGCTCCACTATCAACTCCCTCTCCATCTCGGCCAGGGCAGACATGATGTGGAAAATGAAACGCCCCATTGGGCTGGAAGTATCGATGCTGTCCGTAAGACTTTTGAAGTGGATGCCGCGCTGCCGTAGTTCGTCGACCAGCAGTACCAAGTTCCGCATGCTTCGCCCAAGGCGATCAAGCTTCCACACCACCAGCGTATCTCCCTCTTTCAGCGTCTTAAGAAGCTTTTTCAGTGCTGGCCGGTTCGCCACTGTTCCGCTCATTTTTTCTTCGAAAATTTGCTCACATCCTGCGCGTTCGAGCGCTTGTCGCTGAAGATCCGTATTTTGGTCATTTGTTGACACCCTTACATAGCCAATTTGCATATTTTTCACCCAATCATTCCTGCAAAAAAATCAGGTGAAGTTATCGGCCAGGCCGCTCAAGAGCAATCTATAAAACGTCGGTTTAGGAAGTAGCGCGACGAGGAACGCTTATAGCTCGTCAGGCAACATGCTTTCGGTTGGGGATTTTGGGGTTGGTTCGGCTCTCCAAAATAAGCCCACAGATGCCAGTTCATCCTTCATCAGTGATGCCGATGGCAATACTCTGTGGGCTCCTGCGAATGGCTGTGGGTTCCAGAGTTCGTACACTGGACAGCGAATTGCGCAGTTATGGATCACTTCCGGTAGTGCGGTATTCAGCCGCTTTCTTACAACCAGTGACCCTCAAACACCAAAATCCTCAGTGCCGTGGGCGCAGCTGCAGTCTGCGGGTACATCGGACATTAACTTTAAAAAAGTTACAGGGGATCTGGATTTAGACGTGTCTCTGGCCAACATCGTGGCAATGGACTTTAAGACCTTCTACTACCTCGCAGATGAAGCCAAAACGACTCGCCGCGGCGTCATTGCTCAGGAACTGGAAAAGATAGATCCGCAATATGTTCACTCGGCTGAGGAGTCGGGGAAAATGACGCTTGACCTCAATCCTCTGATGCTCGATGCGCTGGCGGCAATCAAAGCGCTGGCTGTCCGCGTCAGCGCCTTAGAGGAAGTGATCAACGTTGCGGCTCCTGGCTCATCCGCTGGTTAAATAGGGAATCGTCAGGCATATCAAGGCGAACATCGATCCAGCTGTTCGCCGGTACGTCCATCGGTTCACCTTTGGTTTTAATGATCTCACCTTCACCGCTCAGGATGTATTTTTGCTTGAAAAGACGGATTGTCAGGCCACCGCTTTCCGTCTGCTCAGCTTCAACCACGCCAAGTTCTCCCATGCCACCAGGGTCCATCGGGGGCAGTAGCTGCCATCCCTCTGAAGCCAGTCCTGCTGAACCTGTCAGCAGGTAAACGCCCGCCTCAAGGCGAGAAAGGGTTATGCCCTCCGCCTCTGCGTTTGCTGTCCCGCAGCCGCACCAGGAGAAACCATCTTCGGCTACGTCAGCGCGCTGGCATGCATCGCGACTCGTTACTATGCGGGCAACTGGTGAGGCCGCTTTTAGCGTGCCATCGCTCGCCTTAGTGGTGTTCCCCGTTGTGTAGGCTTCCTGATACAGCCACCCTGTAGGTGTTCGGTAACTGAAGAAAGTCCGCCCTAACGTGTAGATTTGATGAATGCGAGTTGGTCTACCTCCGCGAGCTATTACGATTGAGGTAATGCTCTGACTTCCTGAGACCCCCATGTAGCTGGCGTCCTCTACTGACCATATAAACGATGAGGGGTAGGACTCGCTCATAGTATTAAGTGGAACTGATTCAGTAATTTCACGCCCCAGACCAAAAGCCCCCACAGTTAGAACTTTCTTTTGACCGGAATCACCCCAGGAACTTTGAGCATTCAATAAAGCGCTATTTCCCAAACCGAGGTTTGTGCGAACGTCTGCAGCGTTCGTTGCACCAGTCCCGCCCTGGTCAATCGGGAGAGCCGCGTTGGTCCCTTTCTGTGCCAGCTTACCGATGCCGGGGATAGTCACGGGGGTGCCATTGATGGTAACTGTGATGCTCTGGTTTGCTGAGGTGGTGGCGAACGTCTCCCACGCGCCAATGTTCTCGTCGTACTCTTTGATGAGCTGCGACATGGCCTGTGCCAGGCCGTCGACTGAGATAATGTCCGACACAAGAATTCCATACTTCTGACCGCTCAGCGCCGGGGAAGCAGCTGGCGTAACTGTCATTGACGTGGCGCTGTTAACGGATGAAATCTGGAACAGCTGCACCGGGTTAGACATCACGATAATCGTCTGGCCAGCGCGAACCTGGCTGGCAGGTGCCGTCCAGTTTGTGCCGGTTCCGGTTGCGGTATTTCCATTGATAGCGATAGTGCCTGTGTTATAAAGCATGAACTACCTCACGATAATAACGATCGTTTGAAACGATCAATAATGTAAAATTGATCGCCCATATCAATCTGACTATTTTTTAAACTTAAATAAAATGGATATTCCCGCTCTTACAGGAATGTAGAAATGAAACGATTATTTGCTGCAGCTCTTTTGCTGCTGGCTGGCTGTGCCGATAAACACACAGATTATACATTTAAAATGGATTATCCTGTGGAGGCTGCGCGTCTTTCTCTCGGTGGCGATATTCATGTAAATATCGACTGTGCCACGAGGGAAATGAAGGTTATTTCAGACAGCAGCAATGGAATATTCAGCCGCCATGTTAATAAACGTCTGAGTAATATTTGCTATAAAAAAACCGATAAACTCGATGTCATTTATCGCTTCAATGCTGCGAAGGGAGTCAGGCAAGATATGATTGCCACGCAATATCCACGTGTCCCGCCTGTTTCAAATACCGACAAACTGAGCGACAGGGATTCTTAATCCTCGCCCCTGCATCGTCTGGCTCCAGCTGCGCTGATTTTTAGAAATATACCTCCCCTGCAGCTGTGAGCCCGTCCACTTCAGCACTATCCCTGAATAACCGACCACCTCCCCGTCATCGCTGAGATTTCCAGGGCAGTTGTTTACCAGAATCCACGGGTTAAAACTGAGGCTCACCGATAGTGTGTTGTTCTGCAGGTCATAGTTCGTCGGCACATCAAAGAACCCGACAACGCGGGGCATTTTTGAGGCTGAAGCCGCGCTCCAGATGAGATATCCGGCACTGTCGAAGACATCCAGATACCCGCTTTGTATTCCAATGTTACGCGCAGTGCGGATCATGCTCCCCGCATTATCTTCAAGCAGGTCTGCACCAGGCATCCCGTATCTGTTTGCGCCAAGCTGCAGCCACCTTAATCTCCCGTCATTCCAGAATGACTGCGGAGTGAATCCCAGGGTACTGCCATTCCCAAATGGGCTGTCTATCTGGTAAAAACCTTTGTTGTTCACTGCGCCGAGCATACGCTGATCATAAAAAAGGGTGGACCTGTTTTGCGAGTCCACCAGTAATTTTCCATCGCTGTTGTAAACTTCGAATCCGCTCATTGAAAGTTATACACCTCCACATTGAGAGTGATCGCAGGACTACCGGTAGACGGCAAATAGTAAGCAGTAAAGCCGCCATTATATGCGCGGCAGTGATATTGATCTGCACTGGGGTCGGTTCATCGTCCTCACCATCACCGGCCAACTCTTTGCGGAGTTTCTCGACCTCAAGCTGCCGGCGTTCGATTTCAATCTGCTGCAGGCGCTGGGCGAACTCGCTATCGGCCAGGCCAAGTCGCTTCATTACCGCTTCGAATATTCTTTCACGGCTGATGGCTGTAATTTCGACGCCGTTTTTGCCAACCTTCACGCCGGAGTAAGCGAGACGGGAAGCTGCCGGAAGTTTGCGCGTATCAGGGAAGTAAGGCTGGCCAATACCATCGCCGTTGCAGCGCGGGCATTCTGGATTGGGCTCTTTATTGTGGTCGTAGCCGTAACCACCGGAATCTTCGGGTTCACGTCTGTCACGTTCAACAGCCTCAAGTCTTTTCTCTTCAAACTCGACAGCATCCCGCCACTGGTAGTGGTGACCGAAGCCCCAGCAGTAACGGCAGGCACCGCGGCGATACTGCGAAAGCTGGTTTGCATCGAAGGTGGCGAGCTGCCACATCTGCTCAAGCACTTCATCGGCACTCCCGATAGTGCGCACAATGGACGCTTTTTGCTGCTTCGCAATTGCCTGCGCAACTGAAGTTTTCTGAAGGAGTTGATAGCCGATTTGTTCAGCTGATTTTTTACTGTAGCCAGCTCGGATAGCAGCCCGAGTGGCGTTGTTGTCCTTCAGGTACTCTGTGACAAACAAGCGTTGCTGAGCAGTAAGTCCATCATCATCCATCAGCTCTTTTGCGCTTTGTTCTTTCTGCGCAGTGCGCACTTTTTTTTGCGTAGGTCTTTGCGCAGTTTGCGCAGAAGGTTTTTTGATATATCGGCGCGCGGTCGCGTAGTTCAGTCCCTGCGCTTCACACCAATCCTTCGGTGATACGCCAGTTGCGGCATGTTCGGACAGGAACCGTTGCTGAAGCTCGCCCCAGTCCGGTTTTGCCATTACTTACTCCAATAAAAAAGCCACCAGCGGATGCCAGTGGCTTGGGTGTGGTAATCACGAAGGGATTCGAAACCTTGAGCCAGAAGATGAAGGTCGTCTGCGCCATCCTCCAGCTTATAGCAGTGTTACGCTTCGTCCGGTTCGGTTTTACCCGGCATCTCGCGCACCTGACTAATGCTACTCAATATTATTGCAAGCAATTAGTGACCACGAGTGATATTTCCAAAATTTAACTAGGCTGATAACACATTTGTTATTATTAAAGTTGGGACGCCTAGCAATATAGCTAAAAACAAGAATATTTTAGCCAGCACCTTGTAACCTAGTCTAAACAGGTAAATCGACTCTGCAAATAATATCAGACAAAGGACCGGTGACAAGCCAATAAAAAAAATTGTTAAAGTCGAAAAGTCTACTACTGAAAACACCTTCCCCACCCTTATAACATAGATTTATGATTCAAAAATGCATCACCGCAGCGACACTTGAAATCATCAAAAGAAAAACACATAAGAGCGTTAGCCTTTTCATTTGAAGGCCATATGAAATCATCACCAAGCTCAAAAAAAGCACAACTAATGAAAGGCTGAGAAAAAACAATAAGTCATTGATGTTTTCATTTAAGATCAACATTCAAATGTTACTCTTTTATTGGGTTATACACCAATGATAGCGTTTATCTACAAAATTTTTATATATTTCTAACGATAAACGCCTGCCACCCAATATCTGCAAGTTGAACGTTCGTGTAGATTGTATCAATCAGTGGCCTCCCTTCCACCAGAAGGGACTGGTCTCTTATGTTCTACTTATCCAATGCCAGCGAGGTTGCTGTCACCTTTCATAGTACCAATCAGCGTAATCTACAAAACATACTGGCTATACGTCAATCAACAGGTGGCGACGTGCTTTGAGCCAGAACATATCTGGTGCGCTAAAAAGCAACCTATCAGCAATCTTAGCCAATGCTCACCACAGGCCAAGCCTAAGGAAATTCTTAATCACTGCCACTTGCGCTTGTTGATTCCCAGTTAAGTGCCAGGCTGTACATGACTCTGATGAGGAGTTTGCCAACTCCAGGGAAACATCCATAAAAAGAGCAAGTGAAACTGAGACTCTGGTAGCCCTCCATGTGAGGGCATTTTTTTACATTTCTGCGCTTCGCTTGTTAAATATCGAGTCTTTTCTACAATTTAATGGTGCTTTGCTATGTCAGGTAAAGCCGTCGTTCAGAAATACCCGTGTGCTCAAGGATGAGCCATCCCTAGTTCTTTCTCTCCTGCTCGATCTGCCTTATGCCAGCGAAATTATTGTTGCCCTTCTCAATTACGGCCAGTAGCGGCTTAATCCACAAGACTGCCTGGCAGTACGTCATGGAGCTGGTGGCAATGGCACGATCATCGGCTGTGTCAGGTCCATTGGAATCGGTGTGCATGGCGCTGGCACGTAAACGGTGCGCGTATTCGAGCAGCCCACCAGCAATGTCAGCAGGAAGAGGCAGATCACAGGTTTTTTCACGGCGGAGAATCTCCCGGTATTCGATTACGGTTTCTTCGGTGCTGGTGTCGATCAGGGAGTTAAGCCTGTTGGCATGTTCTGCAACCTGATTGAATCGATTGAAGTTGAATGCCTGAGTAGCGATTACCTGCTCCTGCAGAGCATTGTCACTGCGCAGAACCTCGTTATCACTCTGTAGGCCGTTGGTGTCTGAGCAACTTTTAACGAGTGCGACTGACAGACCAGCAATAACCGCAACCGCGATTGGTAAAAGATTAAATTTCACTGGTCGATCCCCCAGCACGCCAGCGCGCTTTCCTGGTCGCGCCGTTCTACCTGACCGTAGCAGCCGTTCTTCTGACCTTTAGTCATGCGGCAATCGCGACCACCGTCCTTAATCCACCAGCGGATTGCCTCGCATGCCCCGCGGCGGTCACCGGCATTAATGCGCTTATAGAACGTGGACGGGAAGCACTTACCTGGCCCGATGTTGTACGGGCAAAAAGATGCGATCCCGGCTTTTTGCGGTTCGGTAAGCGGTACCATAATATTGCGATCAACCCACGCCAGAGCCTTATTGCGTTCGATGGCGTTCACTTGATTGCATTTGGCCTGAGTCAATTTCATGCCCTGCACAACCGGTTTACCATCAACCATCGTTGCGCCGCGGCAAATAGTCCAGATACCGCCACCATCTTTGTAGGACGTGAGGCTGTTACCCTCTTTCTCATTCAGAAACTGGTCGAGGATTACGGATGCAGGAGCACCAGCTAGTATCAGCCCCAGAACTGCGGTACTCAACTTTGCTCTGGATCCCATCACTCACCTTCCTTTTGTAATGCATCAACGACCACGCTTGCAGCAGCAGGACGCTCGTGAAGGGGTTTATCACCAACGCCTTTCAGGTAGTCATTGACCATTTTTGTTCGCTTCTCATCCTCTCTACGCCTGCGGTTTGCATCTACCCGCCCGTTAATGTACGAGGCTAGCGAGATAAGCAGACCAGCAGCGCCAAAGAACATGAACACCAGATCCTGAGTGGTAAATCCAATGGCTGACGCCAGAGCTGCTACCCACGCGAAGAACTGCGTGAAGATGTTCCCTGAATCATTCATTTTCATGGTCTCTCACCTCGCTAAGTGCGGGTGCTGTTGCTAGAAATAAAAAAGGCTGCCAAACGGCAACCTTATGATGATCTAAACCTGCTTGAGCGCCCTTCTCATGAGGAGTGCAATAAATTAAATAATCCTTAAGAGAGCTATTTAACCCATTAAAATAAATAACTATTCAAATAGTTATTTATTGTTATCATTTGGGTTAAGTTAAAGAAAATCTTCTTAGGGATATAAGACATACAAGCGGGCATGCACTGGCTTTATTAATGCGGAGAGGATTGATGTCGTTCTCCGCACTTTTTAGTGCTTACATCTGGCTACCAATGCCACTAGTCAAGACATTAGTGCCAGAAACGCATTGAGACATTCATCCACCTCTAATTATGCCCACCCCATTCAGAAGATTTGAGTGAATAAAAAAAGCCCGCTTTTGAAGGCGGGCTAATGAGTTGACTATTGGTAAGGTAGGTGCGAGTAGTACCTATGCTCAGTAGTGAAACTGTATCGGCTGATTCACGTTTGGTTCAGGAGAACCACCTAGCATTCAGTAACTTTCACAACTTAAAGCGTAGCAGCAGTTAGCAAATACATAAAAAAAAGCCTGCATTTTGCGGCAGGCTCTCAAGGAAATTGAAACTGTATTGTTATTGTCATGGTGCCGGGTGCCTCCCGGTGACCCTACCCCAGTGAGCAAGGCCGCGTGCATACCTGCAGAGCGCAGTTGACTGGAACGCCCTTTCGCTTAGAAAGGATTCACCACACGCATAAATTACGCATGAAATATTCACTCGGTCAATACTGTTCATCATTGGCAAAAAAAAGCCTGCTCGGAAAAGCAGGCATAGATCGCTAAGTTGGAAATAATTGAGGGTGTGGTGCCGGGTGCCTCCCGGTGGAAATGATCACAGCACTCATTCCCGCGCGCTGGTTGGACACTCTGGAGAAATGTCCTGCTGAATCGCCCCTCCGCTTAGGGGGATCCACCACAAAAACGCTTTCAGAAACATCCATTCTGCAGGATGCATAAGAAGCTTATGTGCAGTATGAAGAATCTGCCACGTAATCAGATGAATATATTCATTTAAATGGTACAGGCAGAGGGCCTTCAATCACCTCGGCCTCTCCGTTATCGCAGATGTCGTCACCCTGTGTCAGGTGCCAAATACCATTAAAAGTAAGTCCCGTCTCAAGGTCTTCTGTAACACCATTGCTAAAGTAAGCAACCTGTACTCTGCCGTTGTGTTGAATCCAGTAATAGCCTTCTGTCATCATTCCCCCTCCTCTTTGATATAGAGATTATAAGAGGCAATGAATACTGATGATTTTAGTAATACTTAAATCGCTATTAAGCAAAAAGCCCCACGGGGTTAACCGCAGGGCTTTAAACGAAGGCAATAACCCATCGTTAGAGCAAAATTACCACAGATTCGGGAAAAGTAAATAGCTCACGATAAAATAATGCCCTACTTTGTTATCTGCTTGAGCTGCGCATCAGCCCAAGCCTCTTCGATATCAAACTTGGTGATGAGCTGGTCGTAGAATGGCTTAACAGACTTCTTCCAGGTATCGAGGCTGATTTCATCCGTTATCTGGCATACCGCGGCGTAAGCCTCAGTTGATGGGATTCGTTCATACCCCCGCCCGCTGCAACGCTTGCAATCGGCCATAACCGGAACACCCTGCTGTTCTGTAAGGGCCTGATTGACGGCTTTCCCGCGTCCATGGCAATCTTTACAGGCACAACTAACGACCCTCTTACCCTTACACTGAGGGCAGAGAACGCGCGCTACCTCCCTAACCCCGCGAAGCCAAGCAGCTGCGCGGCGACGTTTTCGGCTTCATCGCGACTGCGGAATGAACGGGACAGGACCCAGCGCCAGAGGACATCGAGCGCAGCTTTATAGAGTTGCTGGAACTCGAGCTCGTCCATGTTGGCAAACGAGATGCTACGAGGATGCTTTTTGAGTGTGCCGTCAGGCAGCTGAATGGCATCAAAGTGCCCTGCTTCGACGATCACCCAGGAGCGGTAAGCGTCAAAGGATTTGCACAGGCTAATGCCATTTGTGACCCGGCGGTATGCAACCTGCTCAAGATAATGCTCAGCAGCATCGATCAGCGCGCCCTCATTGCCGGCATACGAAGCCAGGAACTTGGCATAGCCAGTAATCAGCTTCCTCTCGTTACTCGAGATAGCCCCGCCGGTTGGTTCCCAGTATTCAAAACCGAGATTGAGAAGCGCGAAAAAGCGCCGGTGAAATGCCGGGTTTCGTACCTGCCTGAACTCGGCAACAAGAATATCGCCGAGCCGGGTTTTTGATTGCAGGATATCCCTGGTCTCGGGCGTAGCCGGGATCAGTATTCCTGAATGGTGTTTGATAAGTTGTAATTCTAGCGCCAT